GCCTGCGCTTTTCTCCGCTGTTCAAGCTGCAACTGCTTGACGCAGCCCAGCGCATCCATGCCGGGCGAGCGGCCATACGCGTCGTTGCCCGCCAGATCCCAGCGCGGGCAGGAAAACGGTTGCTCGTGAAACGGCCGGATGCGCAGCACCTTGTCCTGCGCCGAACCCGCCTGCCAGTACACCTCACGCCAGGCGAACCGCCGCGGCAGCACGAACTGCCCGCTTTCGGCCGCCATATTCGGCTCGATGCAGTGAAACACCTTGATCTCGCGCCCCAGCCCGGCACCGCCCTGTCTGGACATGCGCGCCACATCGTCGCTCACGGCGTCGATGCCGAACTCGGCCACCAGTTGCGCCACCGTCTGGGTGAACTCGCGGTAGAACGTGTCGATGGCCAGCCGCGGCCCGTTGGCGATGTAGTATTCCCCGGCGCATGGATTGACGCAGCGGATGACGTCCTCGGGGTCTTCGTTGATCAGCATCGGCGCCGTGCCGAACACCACCAGGTCGAGGTACTGCGTCGCCTTGGCGGAATAGTAATTCGAGCCCGCCATCACCCGCTGGACCCGCTTGCACACCTCGTCGAGCCACAGCTTGACCGGCGAAGTGTCCGCCACGTCCATGTCCGGGATGGTCATCGAGAACCACGGCCGGCCCGGATTGGTCACCCCCGACATCAGCCCCGCGGCGCAGATCTGCGCCGACTTCGTGCCGGTGGGATCGATGATGTGCTGGTTGACCGGCGCGCCGCGCGACAGCTCGTTCGGCGTCGACAGCCAGATATAACGTCTGGGCAGCAGGTAGTCGGCGACGTCGCGCCACGCCACCCACCACGAATACCGCGCCTGGCGCAGCCCGATGATGCGGCTGTCGAGATGCTGACGCAGCGTCTGGATGGCGGCCCCGGTTGTCGGAACGGGCCGCCCGTCCCCGGACTTCTCTAAGGAGCGAAGCGACTGGGACGCTGGGCCAGCCGCAGCGCCGCCAGCCGGAACCACGCCAGACGCAGTTCCCCTCGCGTTCCCTCGCGTTTCGGTTGCGCCAGCTAACGCTGACGAAACGCTGGTCGGTTGGCGCACGCCAAGCGTGTCCGAACGCTGGTCAACAGAACGCGCCAATGTCCTATTGCCCGGTCAGCGTCTTGCCGGCATACGCCTTGCCCTGATCCACGCCCTGGCCGGACGTCAGGATCGTCGCGCCGAGACCGCGCGCGGCGGCCTGGGACGCCTGATAGGCTTGCCCCGAGGCCGACACCTGCGTCGACGACAACTGTGGCGGCAGCGGCGGAGGCGGCGGCACCGCCGGCGCCGCCGCAATCTTTGGTGAACCCATGGATTACTGGCCTAGGAGGGTTTTGTTGGCTGGCGTCGCGACCGCGTACGGGTTGGCCTGCAGCGGCGGCGGCGTCAGTACGGTCCCGGCCAGCGCGGCGGGGTTGTCCTGCGTTGTCCGGTTCGGAGCCGGCGCCGCGAAGTACGGCGGCGGCTGCATTTGCGCGCCCTGCTGGCCCGCTGGGAGCTTGGCCCCGATCGCGGCCCCGAAAGCCTGAAACTGACCCATGGACTGATCCTGAATAATTAGAGTTGACTTGACGATGCCCGGACGCATGACGCATAGTGCGTCTTGTCGAGAGCAATCAGGCTCAGACAGATCGAGGGTTCACCCAGATGAGCGACGTTTCCGGCACGCCAATCGACATACGGGCCATTCTTGCCAGGATCGATCGTGATCTCGCCGAGCAGGGCAAGCTGCGAGAAGAGTCGAACAAGTTCGTGGTCGAGCAGCGCAAGCTCTCCCAGGAGGCCCGGAAGTACGATGCCGAGCACGATAAGCTGCGACGCGACCGTCACCTTGCTCCATGGCTGATCGTGTCGTCGCTGGCAGGCGGCATTGTCGCCGCGGCTCTCGGGCAGATCATCCAACATTTCTGGAAGTAGCCGGGCGTGAGCCCGGACAGCTTCCGCGCCTGCCTGCAATCCATCGGCTGGACCCAACGCGGTCTGGCCGATCGCCTCGGGATCCACGAAACCCGGGTGCGGCGTTGGGCCGGCGGCCAATACCAGATCCCGCCGGATATCGCCGCGTGGCTGGAGAGGCTCGCGGCGGTTCACGCCCGTCATCCCGTCCCGGATGGTTGGGCCGAACGGCCCGCTACCCCAGTCGCTTCTTAGACCAGCCGCACCCCGACAGCCCGCGCCGCCGCCGCCCGCGGCCGGCCGCCTAAGCGGCCGCTGGTGTTGCCGGTGCCGCGGGCGCTGCCGGTGCCGCAACAGGCGCGGGCGCCGGAGGTGGCGGGAGGGCCGCGGTGAGGGCCGCGGTGTCGGCCTCGATCTGCGTATGCAGCGCCGTCAGTCCGGACAGTTCAGCCGCCGTGGCCCCGCTTGCGGCAGCCGCGGCGATGGCGGCGGCGAGCTGGGTGGCGTAGCTCGATAGCTGCGCGGTGGCCGCGGTGGTCGCGGCGGTCAGCGCGGTGACATCGGCCGTCAGCGAGGCGATTTCGGCGTCGAGAGGCGATACGGTGGCAGACATGGATTCGATCTCCGCTTGCATGGTTGCCAGTGTGGCAATGATCTGGTTGAGCTTGAGGTTGGCGATGGTGTCCGACATGACGCTGGCAGCTTTATCCCAGCCGCGGGTCGTTTGGCAGTCGTTTCGTCCGCGGCTTCTGCCTAGCTCAGCCGCACGCCGACAGGCCGCGCCAGGCTCCGCTCGCGCAGCGTCACCACCGCCGCCCGCAGCCGGTCCGTCAGCGCCGCGATCCGCAGGCAGGTCGCCGCGTCCCGCAGCGGCCACACCAGCCCGCTGGCGTTGTGGATGAGCGCCACGGGCCCGGTCCAGCGCAGGTCGCCCTGCTCAACGCCCAGCGTCTCGCAGCCGTCCGCCGCATCGCGCAGCGCCTGCGCCAGCAGATGCCGCGCAAACGGCAGCACCAGCATCGCCGGGAGGCCTTGCTCGTCGCGCCCCAGCGTCAGCAGCCGGGCCATCCGCCCGGCATGCGCGCCGGCGAGGGCCAGGTGAAACTGCACCCGCTCCATGGCTTCCCCTCGCGTTTCGTTAGCCATCCGGCGTTTCCGCACGCTTGCGTGCCGCAAGGGAAACGCTTGGATGGGCTATCGCCCCGAAACGCTGGTCCGTGGCGACAGTCATTTTCGGCGGGGACCTATGTAAAAAGAAAGATCGCAGTCGTTCGAACAGATGGCCGACTTCGGCCTTTAAGGCGGGCCAAACGTCAGTCACCGGCTATAACTCAGTTTCACTGAGTGAAATCCTGTTTGCCGTGCATCCCCGCATACGGGTCATAATCATTGCGCGCGGCCGGGTCCGACGGCAGCCAGCCCAGCCGGCCCGCATCGGCGGCCGCGCGCGGCGCCACGGGATAGGCGAACGTGAGACAAAGACTGTCGGCCAGATCCGGCGAGGCCAGCCCGCGCAGCTTCATATCCCGCTTGCGCTCCAGGGCGATCGCGTCGCGCCCGCCGGCGACAACGAACGCATACTGCGGCCCCACCAGATCGGCGCGGATCTCCGGATCGTCCGGGATCGACCCGCCGGCCAGCCATTCACGCAGGTTGCCCCACATCTCGGACCGCTTGTTGAAATACGCCGGCCGCTCCTCGGACAGCGACACCCGGTCGGCCTTGCCGCCGAACTGCACCTCGATCACCGCCACGCCCAGTTGGCGCAGCCGGTCGATCACCCCGCCGCCGACACCGCCGCCATCGACGAACACCGCGTTGGCGTGCCACTCGGTCACGCATTCGGCGACCCGCCCGGCGAGCTGCATCGTGTCCACCCCGCGCAGCCGGATCGGCGGAATCGAACGCGCGTCGCGGCCCTTGCGCGCCCAGATCACACTCTGGTCATCGCCGAAGCGGGCCACGTCGACGCCGAGGATCAGCGGGTCGGTCAGAAGCGGAATCGGCTCGCGTTTCGCCGCCGCCTCGACCAGCTCCGAGCTTATGAACTGCATCGAGCCCGACCGCGGGAACATGCCGCGCACCCGGACCCGTACGAAATCGTGATCCTCGCCATAGAGCCGCACCCACTCCTCAAACAGCTTTTTGTTGGTCCCCGGCACGGTCCGGCTGTCGATCTGCTCGCCATGCCACCGGTGCCGCTCGCGGCCGAAGCACGCGGCGAAGCGGCCCGCCGGTTCGGTCGGATTGCCCAGCGCGGCCCAGACGATCTCGGTGTTGGCATCCGTCAGCGAGCCCTCGGTGGTCTCCCAGACCTTGTCGGCGATCCCCGAGGCTTCCTCGAACAGCACGACGATCCGGCGGCCGGCGTTGTGCAGCCCCTGGAAGGCGACCAGGTTGTTCTCCGACCAGGTGACGGCGTCGCACCGCCAGTTGGCCGCGTGCCCCGGTGCGGCGGACTGGATCGCCAGCCCCTGCACCTTGAACATCGCCCGGTTGAGAGCGAGGCGCGTCCACTTCACCACCTCGGGCCAGGTGCGGGTGCGCAGCTGCGCCTCGGTGTTGGCGGTCACCATCACGCGAGCGTCCACCATGGTGGAGAGCCCCCACCACACCAGCCAGGCGATCAGCGCCGATTTGCCGATGCCGTGCCCGCTCGCGACCGTCTTCAGCACCGGCATCATCGCCGCACCCGGCGCGTAGCCCGCCGCCAGCCGCGCGCCGATGTCGAACAGCACACCGGCCTGCCACGCACGCGGCCCGCTCAGACCGGCCAGTTCGCCCGGCTCGCCCCACGGGTAGCAGACGCAGACGAACCCCAGCGGGTCGGTCTGGTAGCTCGCCAGCGTCTCGGCGAACGCCGCCACCTCGCGTTTGGCCAGCGTGGCTGGCGCCACCCAAACGCTGGTCAGGTCACTTGGCATCCGGACCCGGCCTGAGCCGCCTTGCCTCCAGCACCTCCAGCAGCGCGCCGAAGCCGACATCGCCCTCAATCGGCTGCGACGGCTTGCCCCAGCCGCGATCGAGCAGCGCCACGGCGGCCGGCACGCGCGTCTTGACCGACTTCAGCGCCAGCAGCAGCGCGTTGATCGCCGCCTCCGAATGGTCACGGCAAAGTGCCTGCATCTCCGCCAGCCCTTTCGGCCGGCCACCGGGATTGCCGGAGACACCGGGTTTGTACGCGGTGCTAGGGGCCTTGCGCTTCCCGGTTTTCGTCACGGCGGCTCTGTTGTCAGACTGAGCCACCCGCTGCCTCACGTGCCGCCACGGCCGCGCCCAGCTTTTCCAGCGCACGGTCCAACGCGCCGCCGTCGTCCCGCGCACACCCTCGCGTTTCGGTCCGTTTGGCGGACGCCCCCGCGCTTGCAGAAGCGCAAGACGCTGTCGAAACGCTGGACTGGCGCACCGGCGTGCCGACGATGCCCTTGGCCTGCAGCACCCGGCAGAGGCGCTGCATCACCTGATCCCAGAGACGCCGCGCCTCGGTGTCGCGCGGCGGTGTCTCGCGCCGCTTGCCCCAGGCCATCACCGCGCGCGCGTGGGTCTCCGGCAGAATGAGCCGGGCCATCGCGTTGACCACGTCGTCCGGCTCGCACGGGCGCCCGACTTTCAGCGCAGCGCAGCCGCGCGATCCGTCGGCGCGGGCGTCGAGGCAGTCGAGCGTCCAGAACCAGGCTTCCGCCGCGCTGATGAACGGGGTGCCCTGGACACCGTAAAAGAAGCGCCCGGCGAAGCGTCCGGCCGGCTGTTGGAGGGTGTCGAGAGGCATCGATTATCCGGTCTACGCAATCGGTATCCGTCGGCTGTCGCCGACCCGATTGCGGGGTTGAGAGTCTGGAGAAATTGCTGCGTGTTGAAGTGCGGCGAGTACTGAAAAATTGCTGCGTGTTGAAGTGCGGCGAGTACTGAAAAATTGTCGCAATCGAAGTGCGGCGCGTTCGAATATCGCTGGCTTTTATTTGCTGCATCCGAGTGCGCACGAGTCCGGTTCACGTCGCTGACGTGACCCCGTTTCGAACGATCCGGCGCACCTGCTGGGCGTGCCACACGTCGCCGCCGGACGGCGGCTGGATGCCCCGGTTGGTCAGCGCCGCGGCGATCTGGCGCAGCGATTTCGCACCGGCCTGTTGCGCGGCGACGATGTACGGCAGCACGTCGATCCCGTGTTCGGCTGCCCTGGTCGTCTGTGCTGCCCGCCCGGCCCGGCTGACGGCACTGTCCAGCCCGGCCGCGAGGTTGCGCCCGCCCAGGCGCACGCCGCGTGCCTTCGCCGCCGCGAGGGC